ATGCAATCCTACTTGAAAAAGACATCGCTAACGACGGCCCAAAAGGTCGCAGCGAGTGCGACACTCAATCTGCGTCAATCGCAAAGGCCACCTAGCGGAAATGATTGGCGCACTTGGTTACTGCTTGGCGGTCGCGGGTCCGGCAAAACCCGGGCAGGCGGCGCATGGGTGCACGGAATGGCAACCGGTTTGCCGCCATTTTCGAAAATACCCACCGGACCCATTGCGTTAGTTGGGGAAACATTTGCAGATATTCGTGAGGTCATGATTGAGGGGCCTGCCGGTATCTGTGCCAATGCAATCTATGAGAAACCACGTTATGAGCCGACAAGAAGACGTCTGCTTTGGCCCAATGGCATCGTTGCAGAAGCGTATTCAGCGCATGATCCGGAACGGTTGCGCGGCCCGCAATTTTCAGCGGCATGGTGCGATGAATTATGCAAATGGCCTTACGCACAAGAATGTTGGGATATGTTGCAGTTCGGGCTGCGGCTTGGCGTAAATCCACGGCAATTGGTAACAACAACGCCTAAACCAATACCTCTTTTAAAAAAGCTGATGGCGGATGAGGCAACCCGCCTCACGCATATGACAACATTTGAAAATGCAACCAATCTTGCACCGAGTTTTCTGGCTCATGTTAGTGAGCGATACAGCAACACCAGCCTTGGAAGGCAGGAGCTTCAAGGTGAATTAATTGAAGCGCGTGAAGGCGCATTATGGAATAGAGAGCAGTTGGAAAGTCTGCGTGTGCCCATTGCGCCACAACTGTCCCGCATTATTGTGGCTGTTGATCCACCTGCCACATCGAAATCGACGTCGGATGCCTGCGGCATTGTCGTGGCTGGCTGCGATGAGACAGGTCATGCTTTTGTGCTTGCGGACCGCACTTTAAAAGCGGCGTCACCGAATAAATGGGCGAACCGGGCGATTGGCGAGTTCCATACCTGGCAAGCAGATATGCTTCTGGCAGAAGTCAACCAAGGCGGCGAGATGGTGGCCAGTGTCATACGCTCAATTGATGATCGTGTGCCGGTGTTATCAGTACATGCGACCCGAGGTAAATATTTGCGCGCTGAACCGGTTGCGGCGCTATACGAGCAGGGACGCGTACATCATGTCGGAGTGATGCCCGAACTTGAAGATGAAATGTGTGACTTTACGAATGAAGGGCTTTCAACACGGCGTTCACCGGACCGGCTGGATGCGTGTGTGTGGGCCATCAATCAATTATTGATGCAAAGGCCAAATAAGCCACGCATCCGAACTGTTTAAATCAATTATAGTCAGGAATATCTATGACCGAGAAAACCGGCTGGTTTTCGCGTGTTTTCGCGCGTCCAAAAAATGTCCGGCCAAATGAAATTAAGCAGGCAGGAATTTCCGGCTCGTCGGGCTTTGTCGCTCTGCATAATGTTCTGGGGGCAGGGTGGACAAATGCGTCTTATGAGGCCTTATCCAGACAAGGTTTTATGCGCAACGCCGTTGTTCACCGCTGTGTCAGGATGATTTCAGAGGCTGCCGGCTCTGTACCATGGTTAGCATATGAAGGCGATCAGGAACTGCTTGATGATCCGCTCGCCGGACTGATCAATCAGCCGAACCCTTTTCAGTCACGCGGCGATTTTGTCGAGGCAATCTGCGGGCATCTGCTTCTATCCGGTAATGCATATATTGAACGCGTAGGTCACGGTGAAAATGCATTCGGGCAACTTTATACATTGCGGCCAGATTACATTAGCTGCAAGCTTGATGATTATGGTTGGCCGGAAGCTTATGTCTACCAAACAGGCGCAAAGACGCGCCACATCGCTATGGACGAAGTGGATGGGCCGCAATCCTTATTGCACTTGAAGCTGTTCAACCCGCTTGATGATGTAAACGGCTTTGCGCCATTGCAGGCAGGATTGATGGCGCTTGATACGCACAATGCTGCCGCTGAGTGGAACAAGGCGCTTCTGGACAATGCCGCAAGGCCCTCGGGAGCACTCGTTTATGCACCCGGCGATGGCAGCAATTTAACGCCGGAACAATATGAGCAGCTTAAACGCGAGTTGGAAGACGGTTACTCCGGCCCGAACAATGCCGGCAAACCATTATTGCTTGAAGGCGGGCTGGACTGGAAAGCAATGGGGCTGTCCCCCAAAGACATGGACTTCATTGAGGCCAAGAATGCAGCGAGTAGGGATATCGCATTGGCATTTGGTGTCCCGCCAATGTTGCTGGGCATACCGGGCGACAACACTTATGCAAACTATCAAGAAGCACATCGTGCTTTCTTCCGCTTGACTGTCTTGCCGCTTCTCCAACGCGTCAAAAGCGCAATGAGCGGCTGGATGCAGCAGTCACGTTCACCGGCATTTCACTTGGAGCTTGATCTTGACCAAGTCGAAAGCTTGAGGCCGGAACGTGATGCATTGTGGACGCGTCTCGAAGCTGCATCGTTCTTGAGTGAGGATGAGAAACGTATGGCCGTTGGATATTCTCCAATGGGCGAGGAGCAGCGCGAATGAAGCAGTATTTTCCCGATATCTCTCCTTCTGAAACTTTGTGGATCGCAAAGTTTATAGGCGCGTTAGCGGGCTCGGCAATCTCACTTGCTTATGTGCTGCCGGCCGGTAAGCGCGAGGCGGCGATACGCTTTATGACAGGTTTAACCGCAGGGCTGGTCTTTGGTTTTCCGACAGGTCTTTGGATCGCTGACCGGTTCTCATTCGGCAATCGCCTCAACGACTTTGAAGTCGCTTTGATGGGGGCTGCGTTTTCAAGCCTTGTGATTTGGACAGCGCTGGGATTTGCGCTTCGCTTTCTCGAGTGGAACTTTTCGCAAAAACGTCCACGCCACGAAGATGAAGGTAATGATCTTTAATGCAGTACCGTAAACTAACAAAATCACTGGCACCAAAAATCGAGCATAAATTTGCTGATCAGCAACTTTCAGGTGTCGAAGCTGATGGTACATTTAGCGGCTATGCAAGCCTGTTCGATGTGGAAGATCTCGGCAATGAGGTGATCGCCAAAGGCGCATTCAGTAAATCGCTTCAAATCAAAAAGATTTCAGATATCCGTTTGCTCTTTCAGCATAATCCTGATGAGCCTATTGGACACTGGCTTGAGATATTCGAGGACACGACGGGTCTTTTTGTAAAGGGCCGGTTAAATTTGAATGTCGCCCGCGCACGAGAAGTGCACGCATTGATGCGGGAAGGGGCCATCGATGGTCTTTCCATAGGATTTAAGACCGTCCGCGCGCGCCATGAAAAATCCGGAAAAGTAAGGCGCATATTGGAAGCAGATCTTTGGGAAGTATCTGTTGTCACTTTTCCGATGTTGCCTCAAGCGCGTGTATCTCAAATTAAAGCGCGGGGAAATCTTCCCACAAGGCGCACATTCGAACGATGGCTCGTGCGGGATGCAGGGCTTTCGCGCAGTCAGGCCAAGACGATTATTACCAAGGGCTTTTCTGCACTGGCAAGCGCGCGGGACGCCGCTGGTCTCAACCAAAAATATGATGAAACAGATACGGCTTTGTTGGCGGATAAAATCCGCCTTGCAGCCAGCCGTTTTAAATAACTAGGAAAAAGCATGACTTTCAAAAACTCAAAGTCTGGTGCACGCGCGCCGGAACGAAAAAACACGTCGATTGCTCCCGTAGCAAGTGGCCAGGCACAGGAAGTCGCAGAGGCGTTTGACGACTTTATGGGCGCGTTCGATGCGTTCAAACGGGCGAATGACGAACGGCTCAGACAGTTGGAAACACAAATCGGCGAAGATGTCATCACGGTCGATAAGGTAGACCGGATCAACAATGCGGTTGACGAGCAAAAACGTGTTCTTGACCGCTTAATTGCAAAAGCTGCGCGCCCCAATTTGGGAACAGAGCGTGTCTTCAGCATTGAAAACAGCGAACATAAATCAGCATTTGAACGCTATGTGCGCAGCGGTGATGAACGGGCTTTGCGTAACATTGAAGGCAAAGCGATGAGCTATGGTTCAGGCCCGGATGGCGGTTTTCTGGTCCCTGCTGAAACTGAAAGTGCAATTGGCTCACGGCTAAAGCAAATTTCACCAATTCGCTCGCTTGCCAGCGTGCGCCAGGTGTCCGGTGCCGTGTTGAAAAAACCATTTGCGATTTCAGGGCCAGTCGTTGGCTGGGTGGGTGAAACCGATGCGCGCCCGGAAACATCAGCGAGCCAATTAGCCGAGCTTCAGTTCCCGACTATGGAACTTTATGCGATGCCGGCGGCAACATCGTCGCTGCTTGAAGATAGTGCGGTTAATATTGATCAGTGGATTGCGGCAGAAGTTGAGGCGGCATTTGCTGAGCAGGAAGGTGCCGCATTTATCAATGGTGACGGCGTCAACAAACCGCGTGGTTTTCTCGATTATACTGCAGTTGATGAAACCGCTTGGGAGTGGGGCAAACTTGGCTATGTGGCAACCGGCGTTGCCGGTGATCTGCCTGCCAGCGATCCTTCAGACGTGCTCGTAGATACTGTCTATGCGTTGAAGGCAGGTTATCGCCAGAACGCAAACTGGGTGATGAACCGGCGTATGCAGGCGGCTATTCGCAAATTGAAAGATGCGGACGGCAATTATCTATGGCAGGCGCCAGCCGGTGCAGGGCAAAATGCAACTTTGTTGGGCTTCGGCGTTACTGAAGCGGAAGATATGCCGGACCCTGCCGATGGCGTGAACGCGATTGCCTTTGGTGATTTTGCCCGCGGCTATCTGATCGTTGATCGTGCAGGCGTAGCCGTATTGCGCGACCCGTACTCGGCCAAACCATATGTACTGTTCTACACCACCAAACGTGTCGGCGGCGGGGTCCAGGACTTCGATGCCATTAAACTCATCAACTTCTCAGTGAGTTAAGCGCGCGTGCCTTAAAGGCAATTTTCCGCGCTGCTTGCGGCCCTGCGTTCCTCCCCCGCAGGGCCGTTTTTTATGAATGGAGCATTTATGACATTTCAATTGATTTCGCCCGCTTCTGTACAGGCAGTTACATTGGCTGATGCGAAAGCGCATTTGCGAGTGACTGCCTCTGAAGAGGATGAACTGATCGACGGGCTTACCAAAAGCGCTACCCAGCTTGTTGAATGTGAAACGGGGCTTTCCCTGATCACACAAACTTTCAGATTGTGGGTTGACGATTTGCCGGAAAACCATGTGGTTTGTTTGCCGCGAAATCCAGCACGCAACATAGTCCAAATCGTCTGGTACGATAGCGAAGGCACACCGGTCATTTTGCCGGGCAGTGCTTATTTCTTCAATTCCATGTCACGTCCCGCGCGTCTGAAATTTGATCGTGCTGCGTGTCCATCAGGTCCGTGCAATGGCATTGAGATCGACTTTGATGCCGGCTTTGGCAACACGGGTGTAGATGTTCCAGATCTCATTAAACGCGCAATGAAAGTTCTGATCGCGCACTGGTATGAATTTCGCGGGGTATATGCGCCAAGCGACCAGCCTGTCTCCGTACCTGACTTGTACACGCACCTCATCCGCCATTACCGCCAAGTGAGGCTGTGATGATGAAGCCTCTTTATCTTGATGCCGGTGCTTTCCGCGATTTGTTGTCTATGGAGCAGAACGACCAAATTGAAGATGGCTATGGCGGTTACGTTGATGATTGGTCGCCGGTATCGCAAAACTGGGCGCGCATTGTGCCGGCGCGGGCAGACTTTTCCGTTCGCGCTGAAGTCAATGAAGCCAATTACACGCACATCATTGATTTGCGCCAACCAGTCGCCGCCGATGTCTCTATGCGCTTTGTGGCTGGCGGCGATACGCGGCACTTCACGATACTTGCGGTTTATGATCCTGATGAAACGGGTCGTTATCTGCGCTGTATATGCCGCAAGGAGGGCGAAAGCGCATGAACATGACCTTCAGAACGAATATCAAGTTGCTCATCAGCACGCTACGGACCGCATCACTGAACTTGGCAGACGATGCTGCGCGCAAAGTTGAAAATAAGCAAAAGCTGCATGCTGACGCCAGGGACAGAAACAAGGACCGTAAGCAATGAGTGCGGGCGCGCTGCAAAAAGCGCTCTTTGATTTATTGTCTCAGGATCCGGCACTGACTGGTCTTCTGGGCGATGAACGTGTCCATGATGCCGTTCCCAAGAATCGCAAGTTTCCGTTTTTGGTTATTGGAGATTTGACTGCAAATGATTGGAGTACAAGCGATTATCTTGGTCAGGCCTTCATCGTAACACTTCGTGTCTGGTCGTCCGCTCAAGGGCGCAAAGAGATTTACGATATTTGCCAACGTGTAAGAACGTTAATGAAATCAGACATTCAACTGCCAAATGGAAGCCAGTCCCATCTCGTGATGACGTGGCCGGTCAGTGAACGTTTCGAGCGTGAGATTGCGGCACGTTCAATGCGCGCCACCTTGCGCTTCCGTATTCTTTTGGAACCAAAAAACTAGATTGAAAGGAGCGCGATATGGCGTCTCAGCGGGGCAAGGATATTCTCCTGAAAGTCCGAAATATAGCGAATGGCCAGTTTGAAACCATTGCCGGCCTTCGAACAAAACGCATTAGTTTTAATGCGCAAAGTGTTGATATTACAGATTCTGAATCCGCGGGCCGTTGGCGCGAACTGTTGGCTGGCTCCGGCATTCGCCGCGCCTCGGTCGCGGCAGGCGGCATCTTTAAAGACAAGACATCTGATGAGATCGTGCGTTCGGCGTTCTTTGATAGCGAGACGCCGGATTGCCAATTAGTTTTGCCGGATTTTGGAACAATCGAAGGTGCGTTCCAAATTACAGCATTGGAATATGGCGGCAATCACGATGCTGAGGTCACATTCGATATCGCAATTGAATCGGCTGGCGAACTGACCTTTGGAGCCGCGGCATGATTATCAATAAACACCGCGGCGAGATTGCCGCTAATCTTGGCGGAAAAGAACGATGTCTATGTTTGACGCTCGGCGCGCTTGCACATCTGGAAGCAAGTTTTGGCGCGACCGATCTGACATCTCTAACCGAGCGTTTTTCAAACGGCCGGTTATCGGCCGGTGACCTGCTTTCCATTATCCATGCAGGCTTGCTTGGCGGTGGCCATGATTTTAGCCGCGAAGATGTAGCGGAAATGCAGGTTGAGGGCGGTGTCGCTGGATATGCGCGCATCGTGTCTGAATTGCTGACACTTACATTTGGATATGCTGATGAAGGATAAGGTTCTGCCTTTTCCTTGGGAGGCAATAATGACCTTTGGTCTGGGAACTTTGAAATTACCGTCGGAGGCATTCTGGCGTTCGACACCACTGGAAATATCAGCGGCTCTTCGAGCGTTTTCAAATGCGGCGTCAGTGCCGCCTTCCCGAAAACAGTTCGAGGAAATGATGGCACGTTTTCCTGACACCGGCTTTGCTAGGAATAATTCTGATGAATGAAGAACTCATTGTCTCTATTGATGCGGACACGCAAGGTTTTGAAACGGCATTGCGTGAACTTGAAAAACATGCAGGTTCGTTCGGAAATACAATCACCTCCGCTTTAAAGTCCGCAGTTGTATCCGGTAAATCACTGGAAGACACATTGCGCGGTATCGCGCTTTCTCTTGCCGGTTCCGCGCTATCAAGTGGTCTGGCTCCTTTGAAGAATATTTTAAATGGCTTTGGCTCCCAGATTTTTTCCGGCTTTGGGTCTGTAACGCCATTTGCAAAAGGCGGCGTACCTGGCGGTATTGTTGCCACTCCGACATATTTTCCAAATGGTTCTTCAGTTGGCCTGATGGGTGAGGCGGGAACAGAAGCAATTATGCCGCTGAAACGGGGTAGCGATGGCAGTCTTGGTGTTGCTGCCAGCCCGGATAGAGCAGCAGGATCGTCGAATATCACCATCAATATTTCGACACCGGATATTGATGGCTTTAGGCGGTCTTCAGGTCAGGTTAGCGCTGCTCTGGCACGGGCAGTCGCGCGCGGTCAGCGCACATCTTAAGGAAAATTTGATGACTGGTTTTCACGACGTAAATTTTCCGGCGCGCTTGAAGTTCAATGTCAGTGGCGGTCCGGAAATGCGTGTAGATGTGACGCGGCTTTCATCGGGGCATGAGAGGCGCAATAAGCGTTGGTCCGCGCCGCTGAGGCGATATCTGATCTCGGTCGGTCAACGACCGCTAGATGAAATACAAGTTCTGACTGCATTTTTTGAGGCGCGATCAGGCCCATTATATGGGTTCCGGTTCCGCGATCCGTTTGAGCATTCAACGGCCGCCTTAAATCAAAATGTTAGCGCCAACGATGTTGAAATTGGCATTGGCGATGGTGTCGCAACCGAGATGAATCTAATTCTCGGTAATGGCCGACAAGTGACTCATCCCATTGAAGATTCTTTGCGTGTTGCCGTTGACGGGGTGGAGATTTTTACAGGCTTTTCGTTCGATCAGTCTTCAAAGAAACTTGTTTTTGATCAAGCCCCAGCCAGTGAAGAAGCGATTTCGGCTGGATTTCAATTTGATGTGCCGGTGCGTTTCGAAAACGAGCAGTTGGTGGCAACGCGAACTGTGAATAACGCAGGTGAAGTATCCGATATAACATTGTTGGAGTTACGCTTTTGATCGAAATTGGAGAAGCACTTAAAGAGCATTTGCGAAATGAGTCCGCAACAGTTTGTTATGTCTGGATAATTTCGCGAACGGATGGGGTAAGGCTTGGCTTTACAGACCATGATAAATCATTGACCGTTGACGGCGTGGTTTGTGAACCGGAAACAGGCTTAAACGCCAGCGCCTTGGACAACGCTTTAGGGCTTTCTGTTGAAACGAGCGAGGTGTCCGGCGCGCTTAAATCAGACCGGATTTCAGAGGCGGATATTCATGCCCGGCTTTATGATAATGCGGAAGTCTTCCAATGGATTGTGAATTGGGAAGCGCCTGAACAGCAGGCACTTATTCGCAAATACCGTATCGGTGAAATTACCCGTGAGGGTGAGTACTTTAAAGCAGAGTTGCGCAGCCACGCGGCAAATCTTGATCAGCAATCGGGCCGTTATTTTATTAAACGCTGTGATGCTGATCTAGGCGATCAGCGCTGTGGTGTAAACGTAGCGTCTCCGATTTATCGCGCTGAAAGCAGGGTGCTTAATGATGCTTCAAACAGTGTTGGTTCATTCTATGCAGAAGCAATAGGGCAGTATGCTGATAATTGGTTTTCAGGTGGAACCCTTATTTGGAAAACCGGTAATTTGCTTGGCCAGCAATATACAATTGCGAGCGCGGGCAATAATGGAAGCAGGCTTGAAATTACAGTCATTGAAGCCATGCACTTGATCCCGGATGCGGGCGCAGAGTTTGATATAATTGCTGGCTGTGACAAACGTTTTGAAACCTGCAAGGCAAAGTTTTCCAATCACATAAACTTTCGCGGCTTTCCACATATGCCAGGTAATGAAAATGCTCTGAATTATCTCGACGTTGAAACACGTCTGGATGGAGGGCCGATTGTCCCATAATAAGCTTGGGGCTTTAGTGCTTAATTCAGCTGAAAGTTGGATTGGTACACCCTATCGCCATCAGATGAGCAGCAAACATGTCGGCTGTGATTGTTTGGGCTTGGTCTTAGGTATTTGGAGTGAACTTGGTGGCTCGCCTATTTCCTATGATACAAATTACAGTCGCGACTGGGCCGAATGTGCGCCGAAGGATTTGTTGCTGGTGGCGGCAAATAGATATCTTGAGCCAGCTCCGAAAGGCTCCCCTTCAATAGGCGATGTTCTGTTGTTCAAATGGAGCAGTTTCACCGTCTCCAAACATGTGGCTATCTACGCCGGTGGCGGTCAAATCATCCATGCTTATGAGCGTCATGCTGTTTGCAAAGCGCCGCTCGTGCCTCAATGGCGCCGCCGTATTTCCGGCATTTTTCAATTTCCCGATACTTTCAATCCGGAGTAATCAATGGCTACCCTATTATTGCGAACCGTAGGCACTGTTGTCGGCAGTGTTTTCGGTCCGGTCGGCGCTGCTGTTGGTTCTGCGCTTGGTGCTGTTACTGGTAATATCATTGACCAGTCGATCATCAATTCAACGCGCACAATTGAGGGCGCGCGCCTTGCTGGCGGGCGGCCAATGTCGGCAGAGGACGGCACACCGATTAGCCGCGTTTACGGCTATGCCCGTGTAACCACAACAGTCATATGGGCGACACGGTTAGAAGAAGAGAAAACCACGCAGCGTCAAGGCGGAAAGGGCTCTTTAACAAGAGGTCCTAAAGTTACATCCTACACCTATTACGCAAGTGCCGCGTTCGGCATATGCGAAGGAAAAATTGCCGGTATCAAACGAATTTGGGCTGACGGTAAAGAGGTGGACCTGCGCGATATCGAATATCGGTTTTATAACGGTAGCGAGGATCAGTTACCTGATGCTTTAATTCAGGCCAAACAAGGGTCAGGAAATGCAACAGCGTTTCGTGGCACTGCCTATATCGTTATAGAACGTATGCCTCTTGAGCGCTACGGCAACCGACTGCCGCAAATTCAGGTGGAAGTGTTGCGGCCCGTTGGCCAACTCGAAAAAGATGTTCGGGCAATAAGTATCATTCCCGGTGCAACTGAACATGGCCTTGATCCTACTCCCGTTCTTGCCCGCGTCAATCAGTTTGAAACACGCGAGTTTAATCGCCATATTTTATATGCGGACACAGACTGGCAGGCATCAATTGATGAATTACAGGCAGTATGCCCGAACCTGAAACATGTTTCGCTTGTATTGGCGTGGTATGCCGATGATCTGAGAGCAAGTCATGCACGCATTCGCCCCGGAATTGTTACGACTAATCCGTTTGAGGAGTCCGAACCTTGGTATGTGAGTGGCGTTACGCGCCAATCACCTCATGCGCATCTGATTTCAAGGGAAAATGAACGGTCGGCATTTGGTGGAACGCCAAATGATTCCAGTGTGATTGCTGCTATTCATGATCTTAAAGCTCGCGGTTTGAGTGTTACGCTCAATCCGTTCATTCTTGTTGATGTGCCATCCTATAACACCCTTCAGGATCCGTATTCCAACGGCTATCAGCCTCCTTATCCGTGGCGCGGGCGTATCACGCCCAACCCTGCCGTCGGGCAGGCAGGCAGTGTGGATGGATCATCAGCCGCAGAATCACAGATTGCCGGTTTTGTAGGAACAGCTGTCGCAAGTGATTTTTTCACCAATGGTGGATCAATTGACTGTAACTCCAGCGATTTTGGCTACCGCCGAATGATCCTTCATTATGCCAAACTTGCAAAATTGGCTGGCGGTGTCGATACCATTATCATTGGCAGCGAAATGCGCTCGCTGACGACGGCGCGCGGTGAGACAAACAATTTCCCGTTCGTCGACGCCTTGGTCGATCTGGCCAATGATGTAGCGCAAATAGTATCACCAGGCACCAATCTGATTTACGGGGCGGATTGGTCTGAATATTTTGGCTACCATCCGCAAGATGGATCCGGGGACGTATTCTTTCATCTCGATCAATTGTGGTCCTCTGCGAATATTGCAGCTATTGGCATAGATAATTACATGCCGCTGAGTGATTGGCGCGCGTCAGATGTTGAGACAGGTCAACCCAATCCGGATGGCCAAAGGTGGAGTTCTGACACCAATGCGCTGGCACAGGCAATCACATCTGGCGAAGGCTTTGACTGGTATTATGCCAGCCATTCTGACCGCGAAGCTCGTATACGAACACCGATAACGGATGGTGCTTACTCAAAACCTTGGGTTTTTCGCTACAAGGATTTGAAATCGTGGTGGATGAACCATCATTTCGAGCGCATTGGCGGCGTTGAAAAGGTTTCTCCAACAGCTTGGATACCTGAGTCTAAACCCATATTCATGATGGAATTGGGTTGTCCTGCAGTTCACAGCGGTGCGAACCAACCCAATACTTTTATCGACAAGAACTCCAGTGAAGCCAGACTGCCATATTTTTCAAACGGTAGTCGGGACGATGATATTCAACGTGCTTTCCTAAGTGCGCATCACAATCATTGGTCTTCAGGTGCCAACGCTAATCCAATTTCATCGCTGACAAGCAAGCCAATGGTGGATATTGAAAGGCTGTATCTTTGGGCGTGGGATGCGCGCCCTTTACCTGCATTTCCGCTCAATGTGGGTGTCTGGGGCGATGGAGAAAATTGGCTGCGCGGGCACTGGATGAATGGAAGGCTGGGAACGGTAAATGCTGCCGATCTTTTTAAAGCCGTGTTCACTGATCACGGTTTGCCTCTGCCGGAAACCAGCACATTAAGTGGTCATGTAACCGGTGTGGTGTTGGCTTCTCCTGCAAGTGTTCGTGCGACACTTGAGCCGTTGCTTAAACTATTTGGCGGGGTTGCCAGTGATGTGAATGGTTTGCGTTTTTCGGGTATAGATTCTTATCAGGCCCGCATTATTGACCATAATCATGTTGTTCTTTCTGACAATGAGTCGCGTATAGAACGCACCTTGTCTCAGGTAAACGAACTACCCAATGAAGTGCAGATCGGATCCCGAGACCCTCTTCAGGATTATCAGGCAAGGGCGACCTATTCCAGGCGGCGCGAAAAAACTGCCGATCGCCAAGTTGTATTGGATGTGCCGGCTATTCTGCATACAGACGAGGCGCGCAAGTACGCTAACCAGATATTGTCAAATGCTTGGTCTGGGCGCGAAACAATCAAGTTTGGCTTACCTTTGTCCTATTGCGACTTGAGTACCGGCGATGTGATCGCCTTTGATGATGCGGAAGATCAGCATTTTATCATCGAGCAAATCACGCTGCGTGAATTTGTGGCGGTGGAAGCGCGATCAATAACAAAGCAAAGGCAGATTTCTATCCTGCCAACATTGCCCGGCGTTCAGGATACCGCTGCTTATTTGGGCTCCTTTGGCGGCCCGCCTGAACTGACTGTTCTTGATTTGCCTATGGTAGACGGAGCATCCGAGAATGAGCAATTGCGTGTTGCGTCACTGAGTTCTCCTGAACGGACGCAGAATATTTTCGCAAGTGCCACAACGCAAGGATATGCTGCACGCGGTAATATTGAGCAGAATGCTACGGTTGGAGCTTTGGTCACTCCGCTAATGCCTGCCGCATCTGGCAGGTTTGATTATGCCAATACGCTTGATGTTGCGTTAAGTTACGGTGAGTTGGAAAGTGTGGATCAGCTCTCCATGCTGGCAGGACGCAACCTTGCCGCGGTTGAGACAGTGCCCGGCAATTGGGAAGTGTTTCAATTTGCCAATGCTGTAGAAATCAGCCCTGAGATATGGCGTCTCTCAGTGCTTTTGCGCGGGCAGGGCGGAACTGAAGATTTGATGGCTTTAGGTGCGGATATCGGCGCAAAATTTGTATTATTAAATGATGCCATTACCCCGATAGGCTTAAGGGATGCGGAAATCGGAAGTCCTGTTAATTTTCGAATTGGCGAGGCGGGTAAAGATTTTTCCGACCGCTATTACACGACATTTAGTGCAGAGGGCGGCCTTCGCGCTCTCAAACCACTTTCACCGGTGCATATCAGAGCATCTAAAGCTGAAGGCGGCGCTATCTTGATTAAATGGATACGCCGTGGGCGCATCAATGCTGACAGTTGGCTTGGATTGGATATACCGCTTGGTGAAGCATTTGAGCGTTACAAAGTAGACATTCTGGACGGGGCTCAAACTGTGCTGGGCAGCTTTGAAACAAGCCAGCCCGAAATTTTGCTGACGAGCACAATATTGAATGATTTATTTGGCGGACAACCTGTAGCGCTGTCCGTTCGCATTGTTCAGCTTAGTGAAAGAGTGGGAGAAGGTATTCCTGCATTCGCTGAGCTTGAGGTTACGTGACTATCAATAGAAAGGATGCAGAATGACCGATAATAAACCTTGGTATTTATCAAAAACGATATGGGCAGCTCTAATTAGCATAATCGCGACAGTGGCCGCTTTTTTCGGCGTTACGATTGATGATAGTCTGCGCGAGAGTTTAAGTGTGGGCCTGTTGCAGTTGGTGACAGCAATTGCTGGAATTGTTGCAATTTTCGGACGAATTTCGGCTTCCGCAAAAATTTCGTAA